TATGATATAATGCCCTGGTGGCGAAATTGGTAGACGCACCAGATTTAGGTTCTGGCGCCGAAAGGCGTGTCGGTTCGAGTCCGACCTAGGGCACCACAAAGAAACTCGCCTTGACTGATGGCGTATAATGAGATAAGTAATCAGTCAATAAATTTTGGGGGATTGATGTAATGGCAGCCTGGGACCTTTGCAAGGTTTTCGCAACAGTTCGATTCTGTTATCCTCCACCAAATGCGTGATTAGTTCAGGGGAAGAACGCTACCCCGACACGGTAGAGGTCAAAAGTTCAAATCTTTTATCATGCACCAAATATATAGCATAAATAATTACGCGGGGAGGGTAGTCACCACACCGGTCTCATAAGCCAGGTGCATCGGCAGTGCGAATCTGTCCCCCGCATCCATTAACTAATGTAAATATGAACCCATTAGATTTTAAAACTCAGCAAGTAGCAAACTCAATATTAAATTTATTGGAGTTAGCCTACACGCAAGATAGAAAAATCACATGGAGAACAATATTTACATTTTTACAATATCCTCCCGAATCGTGGGAAGATGATGATGATATAGATGACGTAATTGAGATTAAATCGGAAAGTGATTTGGTTCTGTTGAAAGCAATGGTAAGTAGTAAATTTGAAACTAGACATTAAATGATAGATTACATCTATACCTTCTTTGCTATCTTTTTTACTGATATCTTTTATACATATTACCTTAAAGCGGTAAATGAAGATAAAGTATTAAGGGCAAGTTGCTGGTCAGTTTTAGTATTTTTAGTTGCTTGTTCGGCAGTTATAGAGTATACTACTAATCATATGTTATTGATTCCAGCAGCGTTTGGTGCCTTCTTTGGCACAATGGTTGGAATGAAAATTAGAAAGAGTAAAGAATAAACTCCGGTTCGCCTAATCTGGTTATGGCACCTCGTTTGGGACGAGGAATAATGTGAGTTCAAATCCCACACTGGAGACCATTTTATATAGAAAGATGATATGAGTAAAGGTAGCAGCCCAAGACCATATAGTGTTAGTCAAGAAGAATTTGCGAATAGCTTTGACAAGATATTTCGCAAGCCTGATCTAAGAGAGATTGAGGATGCCCGTAATGAGCAAGAAGCATTTGACTATATATCAAAAACATTGTATAATGAACAAGAAGGAGATAAAGAATGCAAGTAAGAGCAAAACATATTTTAGTTCAATCATTGAACGAAGCGGTTACATTGAAAGAAAAGATTTCAATGGGTGAAGATTTTTCAGCCCTAGCGAAGATTCACAGCAAGTGTCCAAGTGGACAGAATGGTGGAGATTTAGGAATGTTTCAGCGTGGACAAATGGTAAAGCCTTTTGAAGATGTTGCGTTTGGTAGTGAAGTTGGGCAAACTAGTGGCCCGGTACAAACACAATTTGGTTATCATTTGATTCAACGAACAGGATAAGAGATAGTAAGCCTTGTTATTTCAGCGGTAGAATGTCTCCTTTACACGGAGAAGGTCGGCAGTTCGAACCTGTCACAAGGTACCAATTTTAAAGGGAAAGTATGTATGTCAAAATCAGAAGATACAATAAATCGGGCATACGGAAATGTTCCCAAAGAAGTTTCGTTATTCAATTTAAATCTTGATGTTTTTCCTTTTAGAGGTATTAAATATTATTGGTTGATATTGAAACGAAAGTTTACACGATAACGCGGGATTAGTTAAATGGTAGAACGGGACCTTGCCAAGGTTCGGACAGGAGTTCGATTCTCCTATCCCGCTCCAAAGATTTTTTTAACCACAGGAGATAGTAATGACTGAAAGCAGAGCAAGATACACTAGCCAAGAGGCTGTAGAGATGATTGGTAATCGATTTGAAATGGTTCTAATCGCATCAGCTAGGGTTAGGGAACTCAAGCGAGGACATAAGTCTAAACTAGACAAACCTACTAAGGCAGGACCCACGGTCATTGCACTAATGGAAATTGAAAAAGGCCTAGTCGGCCGTGAATATCTCAAACAATTGAGATAAGTTACCCAAAATACATATACAACAAAGAGATTTTGTTATATAATACACGTATTGAAAGATTAAAGGATCGGTTCAGCAATTTAACAATTACTGGATGATGGTCAGAGATAACTTCACAGACTATCAAGGTGAGTTTGGATTTCTCACTTGAATAAAAAAGTACAAAACGATCCTGTTTTTTATATTAGGGTGCTTCCAGCAAATTTAAAAACTTTACTTGAAATCAAGCAAAACAGCACCCTGTTGCATACAATACACACAGAAAGGAGAAAACTATGCAATTCGCAAACGCAATACTAAACCAAGAGGCTCGTACCACTAACGGTATGAAGGCTTGTGAATCAACCGCTAACGCATGTGTTGATTTGTTCTATAACATCGGCGCAAGTCGTGGTAAGAACATCATCCCGCAATTCACAGCGGCTTATGTAGAAAATGCTGACCTAGCATTACGTATCGTCCAATGGGCACGTGATGTTCGTGGTGGCGCAGGTGAACGTGAATTGTTCCGTCAAGTTATGTTGCACTTGGAAAAGACTAACCCAGCTGATGCTGCCCGTCTTATGTCTAAGGTGCCAGAACTTGGTCGTTTTGACGATTTGCTAGTTTTCCAATCTAAGGATATGAAGGCTAAGGCCTACACTTTGCTTGGTAACTACTTGCGTCAATCTAACGGTCTAGCTGCTAAGTGGACTCCACGTAAGGGCGTGATCGCGGCTGAAATTCGTGAATTCTACGGTATGACTCCAAAGCAATATCGTAAGACTCTTGTTGGTATGACCTCTGTTGTTGAAACACAAATGTGTGCCAATGACTGGGATAACATCAACTACAGTCACGTTCCAAGTGTAGCGCATAGTCGTTACAAGAAGGCTTTCGGTCGTCATGGTACAACTTATGCTGAATACATCACTAAGTTGGTTAAGGGTGAAGCAGGTGTGAAGATCAATGCTAACGCAATCTTCCCACACGATGTGTTGAAGGGTCGTATCACTGGATACGGTTCAGCATTAAGTTGGTCTAAGACCGAATTGGATGCTATCGAAGCACAATGGAACGCATTGCCTAACTATGTCGGTGACTCAAGTGTGTTGCCTCTAGTTGACGTTAGTGGCTCTATGACCTGCATTGCAGGGAAGAAGGGTTCTACTACTTGCCTAGAAATCGCAGTTAGCTTGGGATTGTATTTTGCTGATAAGAACAAGGGTAAGTTCAAGGACTGCTTTTTAACTTTCAGCGATAAGCCAAAGTTGTTGAACCTTAAGGGTTCTATCAACGAAAAGATTGACCAAATGGTAAGTTCTGATTGGGGTATGAGTACAAACCTACATGGTGCGTTCAATCAAATCCTTGACACTGCTGTTAAGAACAAGGTATCACAAGCAGAAATGCCTGAGACACTGATGATTTTTTCTGACATGCAATTTAACGTCTGCGTTAAGTATGATGACAGTGCAATGGAAATGATTGCTCGTAAGTATGCAGATGCTGGTTACGATTTGCCTAAGGTAGTTTTCTGGAACTTGAATGCTAGCGGAAACGCTCCAGTTGAGTTTAGCAAGGGTGGTACCGCTCTTGTGTCAGGATTCTCACCAGCAATCGCTGCTAGCGTATTGGGTGCAGACCCAGACGCATTTAGCCCAGAGGCTATCATGCTTAAGGCCGTGATGAACAGCCGCTACGATTTGGCGTAACAGTCAATGAATCAAAGTAATGCCCGGTTCTCCCGGGCATTACCATATCTTGACAATAAATAGTGATTGTGATATACTATGACTATGCGTAAATTAAGTGAAAACGGAAAAGTAGCAGTACTATACAGCCCTGAGTTTGGGGCAGGATGGTACACATGGAATCTAGACCATCCAGAGATATTGTTTGACCCTGCAATAGTAAAACTTGTAGAGAAGAAACAATATGATGAATTGGCTACTTATGTAGAATTGAAGTATCCAGGCATATATACAGGTGGGCTACATGACTTACAAGTGGAATGGATAAAAGAAGGCTCATTGTTCCGTGTAGTAGAATACGATGGATGTGAAAGCATAGAAGTAAATGATGAAATAGATTGGATGATAGCATAGTGTATAAAGTAATAACAAAAGAAGGGTTTCCCCTTGCTACCTGTTTGTCATTAAACAGTGCAATGGAAACAGCAAAGGCATACGGACAGTTTGTAACTATTCGTGGCTCAGACGGAATGGAATTTGTAGGACGATTCGGTGTTGATAGTGTAGTAGACGGAAAGACTCCTGACGGAGTAGCATACACTTGGAACAAGGCAAGTCGTATTGGAAAAACAAGGAAATAATATGCCAGCAGTATTTTTAGTTAGTGACACACATTTTGGCCACGCTGGAGTGTGTAGGTTTACAGAATCAGACGGAGTAACAAAGATTCGCCCATGGACTGATCCACATGAGATGGATGAGGAAATGGTTAAACGTTGGAATGATACAGTTCGTCCAAACGATAAAGTATATCACTTAGGTGATGTGGTTATCAATCGCAAAGCATTACCGACAATGGCTCGTTTAAACGGTGATAAGGTTTTAATTCGTGGCAATCACGATATCTTCCCTGATGTGGAATATAGTAAGTACTTCCGTGAATTACGTGCATATCATGTTATGAACGGAATGATCTTAAGTCATATCCCGTTACATAGTGATAGCTTGGGTAGATTTGGTACCAACATTCACGGACATTTACATTCTAATCGTGTAAAGAAAGCACGTGGGGTTGATGCTAGAACCGGCGAAGTTCTGTACAGTGATGAACCAGATGTTCGTTATCATTGTGTATGTGTGGAGCAAACTGACTTTAGGCCTATCTTATTTGAAGATGTTATTAAACGTATTGAAGCAGAAGGCGGGTCAGTTGGCTTTAGAAACGGCAATGGCCCGACTATGTGATAAATAAAAGAAAAGGGCACAATATGACAGTCAGTAAAGCGTCTATGGAAGCAGCAGCAATTCAGCAACATACTGCATTGGTTCGTAATGAAGAACGTCATAGGGAAATGATTGTTAATGATCGTCATATTAAAGAGCGCCTCATGGACAATGAACTTCACAGAATAGAAGCCAATCGTCGGATGCTTAGGGCAGGCCAAAATATAGATAAGCTAGCATAGTAGGACTTTCAAGTCCTACTTTTTTGGATTTAATTTAATTTTATAATATACGTATAAATAACAATATCATGTTTCAATTCATCACAGACCTTTCACACACATTATTAAGTTTTATAAAAGATGACCCTGTTCGCCCTGAAATTCCTAAAGATTTTAGAGTTAGCGATGGCAGAGTTGTCGCAGCATTAACTGATGAAGAACACAATCCAGAAGCAATGGTTTGTGTTAGCTTCCATGATTTCGTTCCTGAAGATGTTGAAGGATTAAGTAAAACCTCAACAGTACCTACTACAGCAATATTTTATACTATCTGGAGTTACAAAAGCGGTAAAGGTAGAGACTTGCTTTATCAAGCAGTAAAGGGAATTCAAGCACAATATCCTAGTGTAACTAGATTTGTGACATTGAGTCCCAAGACAAACATGGCCCGTCGTTTCCATCTAAAGAACGGGGCTATCGTTTTGCGTGAGAACATAGATACTACCAATTATGAGTATCTGACAGAAATTCCTAAAGAATCCCCCGAAAATAACGGTTGACATTAAATGGTTTTGGGTGTATACTGTAGGTATGCTGAGAGAACACCTAAAATCTCGTCACTTAGACTTAGAACTTCACAGGCCCGTGCTTGATGAAGTTGAGGGTGTTGCTACATTCTATTTGTGGAATCTAAGCGGCCAATTAGTCGGGTATCAGCAATATCGTCCCTCGGGCGAGAAAAAGCCACAGAATAATCCCAAGCAGGGCAAGTATTTCACATACCGAAATCAGCCCACGCAGACTGTCTGGGGCGTGGAAAGCCTCTATTTAAGCCCCGGAGTTGTGTTTGTGTGTGAGGGGGTGTTTGATGCGGCCCGGTTGACTGAGCGTGGATTTAGTGCGTTGGCCGTGCTATCTAATAACCCCAATCAAGACTTGGGAAACTGGTTAACCTGTCTTAACCGAAAAGTTGTCGCAGTTTGCGACAATGACGATGCAGGCCGCAAGTTGGCCGTGTTTGGAAACTGTTGCGTTTTTACAACAGATAAGGACCTCGGGGATAGCACCCCGGAATTCGTCTCGGCCTTACTGGAAACTTACGGTTGACATTAAATGGATTCGGGTATATAATACACTTATGAACTCGAAAATCGCCCGTAAGCGTAGAACTGATCGTAATCAAGTTATATACTACATACAAGATGTAGTTACACAAGAATATTATATTGGTCTTACTGCGCTGTCATACAAAGGTAATGTGTTTCGCACATTGCGCCGGCGTATGCAAAAGCATATGCAACGGGCCATGACTGAGCGTAAGAATTGGGGTTTGTCTTGTGCATTGCGTGAACGCGGTGCCGAGCGTTTTATATTCGGTGTTATTGAAGTTGTTCGTGGCAAGCGTCCTGCTCATGCCCGTGAAACTGAATTGATTAACACATTGCGTCCCGCATTGAACACATTCGGGATTAAGTAAGGAGAACATTATGAAATACTTTTGGGATAAAGCAAAAGGTCTCAATGCTGACATTGAGCGTCACCGCGCCAAGGAAAAGGAATTAGAATCTAAGATTGCTGAACTTGAAGGTAAAGAAGATCCAATGAGTATTGCCGCATTGCGAGTGTATCGTAGGTTTCTTTATCAATTACAAGTAAGCAAGGTAGAAGTTGTTTCTAAGATTGGAAAGAAGTGATGACTAAAGCATGGAAACCATTATCAGAAAAGCGCGGGTTTAATAGGCTAGCAAAGGAATTGAAGCGTGAGCGTAAGAACGCACAGCCTACACAGCCTGCGCCTAAGAAGGAAGAAAAAAATGAACGAACGAATTAAAGAACTTGCCAAGGTTGCTGAATATTGGGCCAACACGTTTGAAGATAAAAGTAGATATCAAGAATACTTGATGGAAACTTTCGCCGAACTGATTATTCGGGAATGTGCTGGTGTTGGATATGACGCATCCTATTATGAATGTGCGTTGAATGTTAGTAACAAGATTAAACAACATTTCGGAGTTGAAGAATGAACATGCCAATCGTTGCTGATAATAAATTCAAATTGTGGGCTGACCCTCGCTTCGAAATTCTAGCAGAGGTTGATCAACTATTAAATGGCAGTAGAGTCTGGGCCGGACAAGATTGGACTTATAACCCAATACATCCTGTGAAGTATCGGCCAGTTGCTGAAAAGGTTCGTCAAGCATTGGATGATCTTAAAAAAGAATATGGAGTTGAAGAATGAGTAACGAAATCACTATTGAAATGCTTGACCAAAAGATTGCATGGTGTGAGCAAAACTTATTTTGGGGTAAACCAAGTCTGATACAATCTATGAAAGATTTTATGTATGAACAACAACGGGAATCTATAACCGAAGATTGGGGTGATGAGATATCGTTGGCTATACTTGTAGAAAAACTAAATGTTCCCCGAGTGTCATACAGAATCTATTACTCTAAAGACAATCTGACTCGTAGGATTTTTATCTTTCGTGGCAACTGCACACCAGCAGAGACTGAAACAATGCTAGGGCTAGGATTTACTTTTGCTAAAGACGGCGATACAGAAAACATCCCTGACCAATCAGTAGAGGAAGTTGAACAATGATTGACTACAAATTCATTGGTTGGAAAAATAAAGACGGCTCCGATAAAGTTTGGGGTGCTATCTACATGGAAGATAGAACCAACATTCGTCCTAAAGTATTAATCTTTTGGGGACGCCGTGGTCATAAACTACAAACTAAAATGGATCGTGAAGGATGGGACCTGGATAAATTGGTTACATCAAAAAAAGAAAAAGGGTATAAAACACTCATGGATTATGAACTGAAACAAGTTTATCCAGAATTTCTAAATGATTTAGAAAAGACTACAATGTGGGCATTGCTTAAACTATGAATGATACCCAATTCAATTGACTATATACCAAACTTAGTGTACAATAACATATCTTAACTGGAGCTATAACATGAATCTTGAACAAGTAAACAATATCTTTCAACATAAAATCACCGACGGTAGTGATTATCTTTGGGATTGCTATGGATCTAATACACGTAGTATTGACTACACTAGCGAATATGCGTGTGGCTATGTAGTCTTTGATACAGAAACACATAAGGCTTATGAAGTAAGTGTTAGCGCAGTTGCAGGTGTATGGGGTGTTAATGAGCCGAAGCCCTATCGTTATATTGACCCAGAACATCGTATGTCATATGATACTGAGGCAGCAGATCGTAACGTTGATCCTAATGTAGCTTGGGATGATGTAAAGTGGGTTGACTTGGAGACAGAAGAAGATTTCATTGAAAAGGCAACGGCTATGTTCAAAGGTGAAAAGTTTGATACTCGCATTCAAGTGCCACTTGATTTAGACAATGACACTATGCTAAAATTGTCAATGGAAGCACACAAGCGTGATATCACATTGAATCAAATGGTTGAGGAAGTATTGCGTAATGTAATTGCTGAACATGAACTTAATATTGCTTAACATTTACAATTACATCAAAGATGACTATACAACAAACCCTTTTCGTTTTGTCGTTGAAGTTACGGCTTGGATTATTAGTGTCGGGTGTTCGGTCACAATGGCGCTCACGGTACCACACCCACCCCTTCTCATTCTTTATCCTATATGGATCACTGGTTGCGCTATGTATGCTTGGGCTAGTTATACTCGCAAGTCGTTTGGTATGATTGCCAATTATATGTTGTTAGTGACTATTGATAGTGTTGGTCTTGTTCGTATGTTAATTAATTAAGGAAATATCATGGGTAAAAAGAAAATTGAATCTAAAATTGAACCAAGTAAACTTGATCCTGGATGGGTCAAGACAGGTGATAACTCTTGGGTCGCAACATTACAGGAAGATCCAGAGACAGGTGACTTGATTCTACCATTGCCAGATGAAGTAATGGCATCGAATGGTTTTGAAATTGGTGATATACTGAAGTGGAAAGATAATAAAGACGGGTCATTTAGTATTAGAAAGAAAGCATCCGAGGAGAAACAATGGGTGTTAGTTGAAGCCGTCAGCACATTTCGTACTCGTTACATGGTTGAAGTACCAGTTGGTATTGATGAACAAGGTAACGATAAGGCTAAATGGGCATTGGATACTGTAGTGATGGGTGAAGCAAAAGAGTTTAGTCAGGAACATCTTGGGGAACAAATTGTTAGCCATCGTGTAGTAAGTAAGAAGGAAGCATTTGCCTTGTGTGATGTAGATAATGATTACGCCGATGAGTGGGAAAAAGAACTGAAAATGAAAAACTTTTTTACTACATGGGAAGAACAAAATGGAAACGATTGATATACTAGAGAAACCTTATCACCCAACAAAAGATTGGTCTGACCAAGATTGGGATAAGTTTAGTAAATGGTTAACTGGAATGCTTAAAGTAAATGAAACCGTTACAGTTACCTTTACTAAGGTGGACGGAACTGAACGTGTAATGAATTGTACATTAAAGCCAGAACTATTGCCAGTAGTTGAAGTAAAGCCATTAGCAGAAGGTAAAACCCCTCGCAAGGAATCAACTACTAGCATCCGAGTATTTGACTTAAAGAAACAAGAATGGCGTAGCTTCACTACAAAAAACGTCACTAAAGTTGAATTCAGTATTTAAAAGATTAATACAAATGTTTAATATTAATTTATATAATCCAGATTTTGTTATTGACTGTTCCAAATTAGTTTATTGTAAAGATATATATTCAGAAATGAGAAATCAAGGCATCGTAAAAGCATATGTGTATGGCATGTGTTTTAAACCAGGTCCACTAACATATGACTTTTCTAAAGTTGGAAAAAGTTGTCCTGACTTAGGTGGAAAGAGAGAATATCAAGTTGGTGAACGTATTACAAGACAATTAAGTTGGGTCCCGGGTTGGGCAGGCCCGC